ATAAAAAACTGGGAGCGAGTACCAAGACTAACAAAGAGATCTGTACCCTTTGGTTATGAAATAGATCCAGAAGATAAAACTTGGTTAAACCCTATCCCTAAAGAATTAGAATTATTAGAGCTTGCAAAGAAACATTTAAAGCAGTATAGTTACAGGGAAGTATCTGCTTGGTTAACTACTCAATCAGGCAGACGCATAACCCATGATGGACTTAAGAAACGTATAGATGTCGAAAGAAGACGTAAATCACTTGCTGCAATTAAACGTAAACTTGCCTTCTGGCTTGAAGAAACGATCCAGCAGTACGAAACGCTCGAAAAAGAAAGAATCGGTTACTACACCTACGAAGACGAAAGAATTAAAACCTAAGAGTAAAGTATACGCAACTGTAACACCTGCACCTTATGATGTACAGTTTGCTCAAGATGTAGTGTTTAAGCCAAACCCCGGCCCTCAAACACAATATCTAGCAGCTAGTGAGCGTGAAGTATTATATGGTGGGGCTGCTGGTGGTGGTAAGAGCTACGCTACACTAGCTGATCCGTTACGTAACTTAGGTAACAAAGACTTTAGTGGACTACTAGTACGACACACAACAGAAGAACTAAGGGAGCTTATACAGAAAAGTCAGGAATTATATCCTAAAGCTATACCGGGTATTAAGTGGTCAGAGAGAAAGTCTCAATGGGTCACACCTCAAGGTGGTAGGCTTTGGATGTCTTACCTAGATAAAGATACAGACGTTATGCGCTATCAAGGACAGGCGTTTAACTATGTAGCCTTTGACGAGTTGACTCAATGGCCTAGTAATTTTGCGTGGGATTACATGCGAAGTCGTTTAAGATCAGCATCCCCTGAGTTAGGTTTGTACATGAGAGCTACTACAAACCCCGGAGGCCCCGGTCATGCTTGGGTTAAGAAAATGTTTATAGACCCTGCGTCACCTAATAATGCGTTCTGGGCTACTAATATAGAAACAGGAGAACCATTACGATACCCTAAAGGTCACACAAAAGAAGATCAACCACTATTTAAACGTAAGTTTATACCTGCTAGTTTGTTTGATAATCCTTACCTAGCAGATAGTGGTGACTACGAAGCAATGCTTTTATCTTTACCTGAACAACAACGTAAGAGATTGTTAGATGGAGATTGGGATGTAAATGAAGGTGCAGCTTTTCCAGAGTTTAATCGTTCTATTCATGTAGTAGAGCCTTACAAGATACCTAAAAGCTGGACAAAGTTTAGGGCGTGTGACTATGGTTATGGAAGTTATACTGGAGTTGTTTGGGTTGCAGTTAGTCCTTCTGAGCAGCTAGTAGTATATAGAGAGTTATATTGTTCTAAGGTTACAGCTATAGATTTAGCTGATATAATTTTACAAGCGGAGTGTGAAGATGGAGGTATTCGTTACGGTGTTCTTGACAGCTCTTTGTGGCATAAACGTGGTGATACTGGTCCATCTCTGGCAGAACAAATGATAATGAGAGGGTGTCGTTGGCGTCCTTCAGATAGAAGTAAAGGCTCACGTGTAGCTGGAAAGAATGAATTACATCGTAGACTTCAAGTAGATGAGTTTACAGACGAACCTCGTTTGGTTATGTTTAATGATTGTACTAATCTTGTAGCGCAATTACCTAGCATACCTCTAGATAAACGTAATCCTGAAGATGTTGATACAAATGCAGAAGACCACTTGTATGACGCTTTAAGATATGGTATAATGACAAGACCTCGTAGTTCTTTATTTGACTACGATCCTGCAACTTCAAGGTCAGGCTTTCAAGTTTCTGACCCTACATTTGGATACTAAGTATGGACCCTAAAGATTTTGACGATAGCTACGAAGAAAACATTGAGTCATCTGAATCCTCTTTTATAGAAGACACAAAGAAAGACTCTCTAGAATCTGATAGTTCAGTAGGAACTATTATCTCTTTTGTTGAGAATCGTTTTAAAAAAGCCGAAGACTCTAGATTGCAAGATGAAGAGAGATGGCTAAAAGCCTACCGTAATTATCGTGGTTTATATAATCCTCAAGTACAGTTTACTGAAGCAGAACGTTCTCGTGTATTTGTAAAAGTAACCAAGACTAAAACTCTTGCAGCTTATGGACAGATTGTAGATGTACTGTTTGGCAATAAAAAATTTCCTATTGTAGTAGATCCTACGAGCTTACCAGAAGGTGTAGCTGATTCCGTACATTTTAGTACAAACGCTGACCCTGCTGCAGAAGATGCAATAGATAGTATTAAAGAAGCTTTTACTCCCTTTACTAATGAAGAAAGTCGGCTTGCTCCCGGTGAAACAATGCCACAACTCAAAGAGCGTATGGGTGCTCTAGCTAATAAACTTGAACCTGTAGAAGAAAAGGTTGTTGAGGGACCGGGTACAACTCCTACTGATGTAACTTTTAATCCTGCAAAAGTTGCAGCTAAGAAGATGCAGAAGAAGATACACGATCAGCTAGAAGAAAGCGGAGCTAATAAGCAGTTACGTCTTGCAGCCTTTGAGTGTTCTTTGTTTGGTACAGGTATAATGAAAGGACCATTTGCTGTAAACAAAGAGTATCCTAATTGGGATGACAAAGGAAACTATGACCCTACAGTAAAGACTGTTCCCTCTACAAGCAATGTATCTATATGGAACTTCTACCCTGACCCTGATGCATCTAACATGGATGAAGCAGAATATATAGTTGAACGTCATAAGATGTCTCGTTCTCAGTTACGTGCTCTTAAAGGTCGGCCTTTCTTTCGTGATAACGCCATTGATAGTGCTCTCAAGATGGGTGAGTCCTACGAGAAGAAGTGGTGGGAACAAGTCATGGAAGATGATGACCACGGCAGTCAAGCTGAACGTTATGACGTAAAAGAGTTTTGGGGTTTTGTAGATCGTGAAGTATTAGAAGAACACGATATAGAAATACCTCGCTCCTTAAAAGATGCAGAACAACTCAATGTAAACTTGTGGGTGTGTAACGGACAAGTCTTGCGTATGGTTATGAATCCATTTAAACCTGCACTTATACCTTACTATGCTGTACCCTATGAAGTAAATCCTTATTCATTCTTTGGTGTAGGTATCGCTGAAAACATGGATGACACTCAGACTTTAATGAATGGTTTCATGCGTATGGCAGTAGACAATGCTGTACTATCAGGTAACTTATTGATCGAGGTTGATGAGACTAATTTAGTGCCGGGGCAGGATCTATCTGTGTATCCCGGCAAAGTGTTTAGGCGTCAAGGAGGTGCACCCGGACAAGCCATCTTCGGTACATCTTTTCCTAACGTTGCTGGTGAGAACATGCAGTTGTTTGACAAGGCAAGGGTACTAGCTGATGAGTCAACAGGCTTTCCTTCTTTTGCTCACGGTCAGACAGGTGTGACAGGTGTAGGACGTACTGCTTCTGGTATCTCTATGCTTATGTCTGCAGCTAATGGCTCTATACGTACTGTTATTAAGAATGTAGATGATTACTTACTCAACCCACTAGGTAAAGCTTTCTTTAGTTTTAACATGCAATTTGACTATGACCCTGAGATAAAGGGTGACTTAGAAGTCAAAGCTCAAGGTACTGAGTCACTGATGGCTAACGAAGTACGTAGCCAACGTTTGATGCAGTTCTTGCAAGTTGCACAGAATCCAATACTTGCACCATTTGCTAAGATGGATTACATCATTCGTGAGATTGCTGTTAGTATGGATCTTGATCCTGAAAAGGTAACTAACTCAATCCAAGATGCAGCAGTACAGGCTGAGATCCTAAAGGGTTTCCAAGCTCCGCCTGAACCAGCTGCGCCCGGTGCTCCTCCTGCAGGTCCAGAAGGTGCGCCAGCAGCCACTCCCCCGCCTCAAGGAGCAGGGCCAACAGGTCCACAAGATATGACAGGCGGGGGCGGTGGTAACATTGGAGTAGGTGCTGCTGCTGTACCGGGTGAGCAAGGCTTTAGTGGGAACGTACAGTAATGGCTGCACTGAGTAGACTTATAGCTAAAGAGCTAAGCTCTGCGCTGGGTATTACGGATAACCCTAAGTTTAATCCTATGTTCAAGCAGACAGATGAAGTATTGTCTGACGTAGAAGATCCTAATACATCTACTATAGCTGAGTTCTATAGCCCCATAGAGTCTGCTATTGAAAATGCACCTATAGGTAAAAAAGGTACTAGAGGTGAAAACATTGAGGCTTTTGTACGTAAACGTGCTCCTAAAGTTACACAGGCTGAGTTAGACTATAGAGAGTTTAATTTAGATCCTGCTAGGAATTATACTAGGGGTAATAATAGTGGTGCTATTGACGATGGCATGGAGCCTTTAAATATTAAAGCTGTAAAGAAAAAAACCGCTAATCAATCTAGACAGAGGCAAAAAGATCTATTAGATGAAGAAGTAGGGTACGAAGAAATTGGCGTTGATGTAGTTGGAGGCGACTTAGGACTAATGACTCACTACGGCCCTAATAACCTAGCACATACAAGATACAGTGTAAGAGAAACTTCCCAAGATAAAAATGAACTTTCTGAGTTTTTCTCTACTGAAAACCCTAGAAGACTTGATTCTCTAGCATCAAAATTTGATTCATCAGTAGGTAAAAAATATATCTTAATAGAAGAGCTTCAGTCTGATGCAATACAAAACATGTCAAAGAATCCTACTAAGGATAGTAAAGAATTTTTGGATACGTTTAAAAAAGAATTTGACTTGCAAATGGATGACATAGCTTTTGAGCCAGAGTTTGAACTGCCGGGAACATTCTTTGAAGATTATAAAGATTTTGTATTCAATGATTATTTGCCTATAGTTACAAATAAAAAACTTTCTAGAAAAGAAGTTAACGAGTCCCTATCAAAATTATTTGATGATAGTGGGCTTTTGATGTCCAAAACTGGGGTATATTACCAAGAACCAACAGAGGCTTTAAGGTATATGTTAAACCTTATGGCTGCTAAAAAACTTAATGTATTTGACTTCTCAGGCAAAGAAAGAATTATAAGTGAAATAATACGGTCTGCAAGAAAGTACACAGCAAAATCTGGATCTATCGTAAGCAAAAAAGATACGCCTATTACAAACTTAACTGATTCAGTAAGAGTGTTATTACAGTCTATCATTGCAGATTCTAAAGCTAAGGGTATTGATGAGATTGTACTACCTCCTATAGAAAAACTAGCTGAAAAACGTTTTTCTAAAGGATCAGGCTTTCACAATACATATGTAATAGCTTTTAAAAAAGCTGTCAAGCAACTTAAAGATGAGCTTGGTAACCAAATTAAAGTAGGCAAAAAAGATCTAAAGTATAAAACTTTTGTAAGAGTAAAAACATATGATGAAATAGTAGAAGAAGTTAAAACAGGTAAAAAAGGTTTTCCTCCAACCACGGTACAAGGCACATCTATTAACATTAAAGACTTGAAGTTAGATTCTAAAACAAGTAAACTAAGGTTAAACAAAGGTGGTTTAGTCCAGAGGCCTAATAGATGAAACTACAAAAGTTAGTAAATGATAAGCCTTTGTGGGATGAGTTCTGCGAAATGCTAGATAATAAGATACTACAAGTGCACAAGAAGATGGAACAAGTCACAACTACAGATGATATGTTTCGATGTCAAGGCGAAGCAGCAATGCTACGTAAGCTTAAATATTTGAGGGATGAAGTTAATGGCAATAAATGAGCAGATGGAAATGGCTTTCATGGATGAGAAGGTAGATCCTGTATCAGGCAATGAAGTTCCTCCGGGGTCTTTACCTGAAGAAGTACGTGATGACATTGACGCTAGGTTAAGTGAAGGTGAGTACGTTGTTCCAGCTGATGTTGTTCGTTTCTTTGGTGTAAAGTTTTTTGAAGATCTACGTACACAAGCTAAGACAGGTTTAGCTAGTATGGATGCTGCTGGACGTATTGGTGGTGATCCTGTAGATGTACCTGTCGTTGAAGAAGGTACTGACGTTAGTGAGCAGGACTTAGCTATGTTAGAAAAAGCATTAGCTACTTCTGGTCTTAAGGATGGCGGACTTGTAAACAAAACACTAAACTCTATAGCATCACAAGGACAAACTGATCCTCTAGTAAACTCTCGTATGAATGCTAAAGGCATGACTGTTGGTTTGTATGCAGGAGGTATGACTGAATCTCTATATAATGATACAACTAAAATTGATACTGTCATAGACAAAGTATTAGCTGCTACTAAAACAAATCCTTCTCTACTAGAAGAATTATCTAAACGTGGCGTCACAATAAATACTACAAAAGCTAATATGAAATCAGATGATATGCAGAAAGCAAATAGGCAAACTTCAACACTAGCTGAAGGTGGTCTTCTTCCAGAAGGTGCAGAAAATACAAGTTCTAGTTTTAATCCTTTTGAGTATGGCTTAGGGTTCTCTTCATTTGGTACTACTGATAATACAGGTGGTAGAGCTACAATAATGGTAGACTATTACAACCCTTCTACTGGTGAAATTATGAAGATTGAACATGATGCTGTTACTAATCTTCCTATAGGTACAGTACCTGCAGGATTTATTATGGGAGTACCACCAGCAGTAGAAGCTCCGACAGGAAGAGTAAATAGAGAAGATGACTTTGAAGTTGATATGGATGCTTGGAAGAATAAGTATACCTACTCAGATCCTGATGCACTTGCAGGAGAAACATTAGGAGCAATTAATAAAGAACAAAGTGGCATAAGTAAGTTCTTTAAGAATAGTCCAGTTAATCAATTCTTGCAAGCTACAGCAATAGGAGAATTAAAAAGTAACATTGACTATCTAGAAGCAAGAGGGTATAATGCAGATAAAATTGCTGAGATGAAAGCTGCTTTAGCTGCACGTACTAAAAATCGTCTTGGTGATGTAACTAAACTTGGAAGTATTATAAACTATGCCTTAACTAATACTTCTAATCTTACAAATAAAATACTTGATGAGTATGGTAGTGACCCATTTGAAAAGACTGCAAGTACGGTAGCACCTCCTTTAAGTGAGGCTGCAGCTAAAGTAGATAAAGACATTACTCAACGTAATAGAGATCGCTCTTCTACAACTGAGAGTACTTCTGAAATGAAAGCTAGATTAAAAAGAAATAAAGAAGATACTGGTGAATTAAATCAAAAAGATAAAATAGCATTAGCTGCCAAAAGAGAAAAAGTAAAAAAAGATAAAGAAGATAAAATTGAAAAAGCAATAACCTCTGGAGAAATAAAAAAAGAACTAGCTCCTACACGTAGTAGACCCGGAGGAGAGTTTGGAATGTATAAAGGCGGCTTGATGCAAAATAAAAAAAGAAAGAAAAAGAAGAAAAAATAATTACCCTCGACAACAACTATAAGGCTACCCAGCTAAAGCTGGCCCCACATAAAAGGAAAAATTATGTCTGAACTACAAACTATGGAAAAACCAAAGACTGCAGGATTTGTTGATCCAAACTTTAGTAATGCTAACAAGAGACGCATCCAAGAGCAGGAAGACGAACTCAAAGAACTTATGGGAGAACAGTCCGATGACAGTGAGGAATCCGATGGCAAGACAGCTGCATCAACCCAAGTACAAGATGAAGGTGATACCAAACAAAAAGAAGCCAACGCTAAAGATGAAGCACAAGAAGACGAAAACTTAAGTAGCGAAGAAAAGACTTATAAGAAACGCTACAGTGACTTGCGTAGTCATCAAAACAAACAAGCAGAAGAACTCAAAGCACTTAAAGCTAAATTAGAAAATGCTGAAGAGCGAGGTGATATACGTCCTCCTAAGTCTGATGAAGATATAGAAGCTTGGGCTAGGCAGTATCCTGACGTTGCTGCTATTGTTGAAAGTATTGCAGAAAAGAAAGCACAAGAAAAGTTTTCTACTGCAGAAGTTCGGCTACAAGAAATTGATCGTATTAGTGCAGAAGCAGACCGTAAAAGAATGGAAGATGAAATTAGGGCTATGCATCCTGATTTTGATGAGCTTCGTAGCAGTGATGTATTTCATGATTGGGCAGGTGAACAACCTAAGTGGGTACAAGATGCCTTATATGAAAACTCTGAAGACCCTGCATCTGTTACTCGTGTAATTGATTTATATAAAGTAGATAAAGGATTAGATAATAAAACTAAAAAGAAATCATCTAAGTCTGCAGCTTCAGCTGTTGTAACTAAACGCACAACTAAACCCGACCAAAATGATTCTAATGCAAGTTTTTCTGAGTCACAAGTACATAGAATGACTGCTGCTCAGTATGAAAAACAATCAGATGCTATTATGGAAGCCATTCGTTCTGGAAAATTTAATTACGATATGACAGGCGGTGCACGATAATAGTAAATAAAGCATTGACATCTATAGTCTACTTAGTATAACTATAGGTGTCTTTACAATAAATT